TCTATCAATTGCATGGAAGCATTCATCTTTATCTTGAGGATTTGAAACATATGTATCAATCAATAATGAATACATCAAACTGTGTATATTCTCCATCATCAATTGAAACCCATAGAAAAATTTTGCCTCAGGGTATTGTACTTCTTTAAGGAAATTTTCTGCCAAGTTTTCATTTACAATACCGTCCGAAGCAGCAAAAAATGCCAATATATTTTTAACGAAATACTGTTCGTTTTCAGAAAGGTTTGCCCAATCTCTAATGTCTCCTGTTAAATCAACTTCTTCTGCTGTCCAAAATGCAGCTTGATGCATCTTATAATATTCCCATATATCATTATGTTGAATTGGGAATATCACAAATCTGTCAGGGTTCTCTACTAAAATCTTTTCCATAGTTTTTTTTATTATATTTTTTGTTTTAATTGTTCTTCTTTTTCTTTTCTTTTTTCCATAAGTTCTTTAACTCTATCTCTTTTTCTTTCCTCTTGTTGTTCTCCAAAACCTAAGAATGTTACCGATGTTTCTGTATCTATTTCAAGAAGTTCATTATTAAATTTACAGTTCTCAAACACAACACCATCCTTACCAATTCTTGACTTAGTGATCGCAATTGTTGCCAAGTTCATTTCCTTTTGTTGTAATGATTTTGCAACAGTTATAATAACGTGACCAACTTGAGCCTTTTTAATTGACCCACCCATTTGGTCTGTAGTAACAACTTCAGATGATATTGAAGATCTATTACCCTGTGTTGCAGTCCAACCAACAAGATTTAATTCGTGACACATAGACTCAAATCCTCTCATTACAGAACCTTCTGCTTTCCATTCATCTTTACTTGAACTTTCAGGTAATACACAATCAATATAATCTAAAAGGATTAAATCAATTCTAGTACCATCAGCAATTATTTTTCTAACTTGAGTCTTAATCTGATTCATAGTCATACTATCAGATGATAACTTCTTTAGAATCAATTCATTCTTCATAGTCTCATGAACCTCATTGATTTTAGACATAACCTCTTCTTTATGAAGAACAAGATCATCAGGAGCAATACCCGTCCAAAGAGTAAAATGTTTTCTTTGTACAATCTTTGGATTGTCCTCAAAAAATATTTGAAGAACATTATACCCAAGATTAAATGCTGTATTTGCAATCTTTGTTAAGATGGTAGTTTTACCAACACCTGTAGGAGCTAATATAACCCCTATCTCACCCTTTGCCAACCCACCCTTAAGTAGTTTATCAATTCCTGGTATACCTATTGGTATTGGGTGTCTAAAGTCCTCGTCAAGGACTGTATCAAGATTTGCAAAGATATCCGTAATTCCTGTATCTCTTTCTCCCACTTGTAACGCCTCCCTAACAAGACCCTCAACCTTATCATAAGATTCAAAATCTCCCTCATTAATTATCTTCTGAGCCTTATCCATCGCCTTCTGAAGTTCCTGTTGCTTACAAAACTTCAAAGCCTTTTCCTGAACAAACATAGTTCCTTCTAACGGAGCATTCTTAATTTGCTTAATTGTATCAACAACAATTTTTGCAACAAGCTCTTGTGAAATTTCTGACTTAACGATTTGGTCTAAAGTTTCAAAGTTAGGTGTGGATTCATATTTCTTATAATACTCTTTAGTCATCTGTAAGATGATTTTAAAGTATTTATTATCAAAATAAGAACTCTCAATTACATCCATAATTGATGATGAAAACTCCCTATCAACCACTATTTGATTTAATAATTGTAACTGAAAAGTGTTCCCTAAATATTCAAAATTCTTATTCATAATTGTTTTAAATTCTCCCCCCTATTAATTAAATACTTACTTACTTAAGTCAAATTCCAAATATTTGTAAGTTAATTTACTTTCTGAAAAAATGTCAGTCAACTCTCTTAACACATCTTTTAAAAATGGTCGTACATCAACCGTATAACGGACTTTCGGTGGAAATAATTTTCCGTCAAAAACTCTATGACAAATTGTCTGCTCCCCAACCTTAACAAAAATGTTAAAAATTTCTGGCTCATCCGTGAAAGATGTTTCCATAATTTTTTGGTCATGACTAATCGCTTCTTGATTATCCATCATATAGATAACCGTCTTCATTTTTAGGTAATATTGTAACTCTTCCTTGAGCGATTTAATATACTCATAAAGGTCTACAGAGTTTTTTGCTCTTGGGTTAAAACCCCTAACATTGAAAAATCTTTGGACTACAATATTGTCGTTTAACGTCAATAAGAACTCCATCTTTGTGCTGTCTTGTTCTTTCATAATTTAATTTTTGTTTGTATTTCTTTTTTCTTTTCTAATTAACTTCATAAATGGTTTGAGGAAATTTACCCAAGCCTCATCATTCTTGGGAAGATACTTAAAGAGACCATCATCCATCATCATTCTCATTAAGTTCTTATAACCCCTATCGGTGGGGTCAATCGTATCATTATAAACTTCTTCTACAAATTGTTTGGATTCTTCTGTTAGTAATGGATTACTCAAATCAACTATCTTTTTGTTTGTGATATAAAACTCTTCTCCAAATATACCACTTTTTGTCTTACCAGTCAAAATATTTGTTAAACTTTTAATAGGTTTGTTTTGCGGGATGTTTCGGGCAGCCTCAGATAGTAGGTCGTCAATAGTGCATGATTTAGACAGCATTTCAGGGAATAATTTTACTAAAGTTTTCTCCCCTAATCCCTGAATCCCATCAATATTATCTGACTTATCTCCAACAAAAATTTTACATATCGCAACATTATAATGCGGTATTTCAACCTTGTTTAAAGTAATCATATCACCATTCTTATAATATTGTTTAGATACTGGTGAATAGATTGTTACTCTTTCTGATATTAATTGGGTTAGATCTTTATCACCTGAGAAGATGATAATTTGTTCGTCTTTCGCAATCTGACAATAGTATGCAATTAGGTCATCTGCTTCATTGTTATCAATTTCAACTTGTCTAACAAATACTTCTTCCAAATATTCCTTAATCCTACCTCTTTGAGTAAGGTATGACTCATAAATTTCATCAGTACCTGTTTGAGTTCTATTTGCCTTGTATTGGGGATATATTAATTTTCTTGCGGATGAGTTAGATTCTCCATCCCACATCACAATCACTTTATCATGATTATGCTCTTCTAAGAACTTACGAAGCATATTGATGAAGTGATATACTCCACCAATATGATTACCATCGTAAAAAAGTTCTTTTGCTCCGTGAAAGCCTATTTTAAAAAGATTGTTACCGTCTACTAAAAGTGTTTTGGTCACTTTATTTATTTAATCTGTGAGTAAAATTGTTTCTATTCTGTAATATCATCACCCGATTCTTCTAATACAATTTCGCCTGTACCAGAAAGAATTCCATTCCAATATTGAGAATATTCCTTCTTATAAATTTCTAACTCCTCTTTAGTATCTCCAATATAACCTTGAGGAACTGCAATTAATTTACCATCATTATATCCTAAACCATTTACGTGGTTCTTTAAAATTGAAATCTTAGTTCTAATTGCATATCTTACAGTTCTACCTCCTTTTGTTGCCGTAATGTGGTTGATACCAGCACTTGCTTGGTTACCAAAAAGAAATACTAATGAAGATGCCAACCATAAAGCTTCTCCACCTTTTGCTTTGATTGTTGGTTGTCCGAATGGATTGTCTGGAAGAGCAACCCATGGCTGATTAACAACTACCAAAGTATTGTAATACGCATAATCTTCTTTCTTTGATTTAGAAATTCTTGAGTGAACCCCCATACCAATTTTATCTGCAAGTGTTGCTGCGTTATGTTGCTTTCCACCCTTACCATCAAAGGTCATCTTACAAGGAATAGAACCAACTGAATCCCAAAGGAATAAAATAGATTGTTGTATATCTCCTTTCTCTTGGGCATCCAATACTTCATTGATGAAGTCGGTAACTTGTTCAATATAATCAAACCCATCATTAAAAATGAAGTCACCGTCCCACTCACCATCCGAGTTCTTTTTAGCGTCTAATCCCAATTCAACAGCATGTTCCCAACTCCATTTCTTTTCAGTAATTATAAAGACAGGTAAATGACCTTTCTTTTGAGCATCTGCTGCAGCTAAAATCATAGCGGTTGTTTTAGAACTATTACTATGTCCCAAAAACATATTAATACCTCCCATAACAGGACCTGGCAATCCACTTGCACTTAAGAACGCTTCACCACAGTTGTAGTAGTTTGTTTCTTTATATTTTGTCTTTGTTGAAAACTTATCTTTAAATCCAGCAACACCTTCTTTTTTCTTAATTCCCGCCATTATCTATTTTTTTAATGTTTGGTAATTTATTTATTTTGTTTGGTCTATAAAACATACTATCTTCTTCATATAAAGTTCCTATTTCTTCTTCATGAAAAGTTATCAATCTAAGACCTAATTCTCCATCTTCACTCTCTTCTTTTAACATACCAAATAAAACAGTATCACCAATTTGTTTGGCTCTACCTGAATGATATCCCTTATCTTTTAATTGACTCAATATCTCATAAGATAATGTTTTATTATCTCTTGATTGTAATTCAATTTCTTCTTTAAATGTCATAATAGTATAATAAAAGGGTGGAGTATTAACTCCACCCAATATAATTTAGAATGGTAAATCTGTGTCAATTTCAGCGTCCGCTTGTGAGTCAACCACTTTAGCAGGTGATGATTTCTTACTTCCTCCCATAGATGTTGTACTCTCACTTGAGTCACCATAAGCATATCCACCTTTTTCAGTATCCCATTTTGGAGTTTCTCCACGAGCAATTGCCTCAAGATATTCAACAGGTTTTTTAGAATAAACATCCAACCAAGTTAATTCATCATTAACCCAAGCCTTCAATTGATCATCTTCCGCGTGAAGTAAAGTTGGGTCATCATGCATAATAGTTGATACCGCAGTGTACTCTTTACCATTTGGAGCTTTTGATTTGTTTAACTCAATGATAAGATCACGTCCTTTTTCAGCGTCAGTAATATCACCTTTGTTTCTCCAAATTGGAATGATTTTATCCAAGATACCATCATTCTTATAGTTGTGCTTAAATCTCCAAAACTTTGGACCATCTTCTTCGTGGTCTCTGTCAATTACCTTAACAATATAGAATTTACGAGACTTATATTGTTTCGCCAATTCTTTATCAGAATCTTTACCGGTAGACATCAACTCTTCATAAACCTCATTTAAAGGTGAACGTTCGTTGTCATTCTTTGCTGGATCGTAAAACTTTTGCCATTGTCCACCTACTTGGATTTCGTGGTACCATGCTTCTTTAAATGGTGAAGAACCATCTGTTGTTGGAAGAATCCTTACTCTTCTTTGTCCTGATTTCTCTTTATCACTAAGGATTAAAGCGAAATACTTTTTCATTCTTTCGTCTTGCGACATTTTGAACTGCGGGCCTGCCCCTTGTTGTTTTGTTTTTTCATACTGTGCCAATACGGCGTCTAATACAT